TACTTCTGTAGGTGTTTCAGATCCAATTGTATAGTATGGTTTTTTATTCATAGTTAATGAATAATCGAAACCAATAACACGATTAGTAGAACTATTATCACAAGTGGCAGTTATAGATCCTTGGCTTGGTATATAAATTGGAGTGGGAACTGTACCAGTAGCATTAACGCCACTTTTCATTTCATCATAAACAACAAAAGATGTGTTAACTTTAGGAATAGCGCCCACAGCACAATTTACAGAATAAGAAGATAAATACCCGCTATTAAATCCATAAGAAGTATTATTACTATAATTAAAACTTCCCGCCATCGCTTCAGACGCGCCTGTAAAAAGTAAAATAGTATCTTCATAAATTAAATTTCTAGAAAAAGAAACAGTTTGACTTGTAGCTCCTCCAACTGCTGTTAATCCACGGGTAGACCCTAAAGGGGCTAAAATGTTATTACTATTGGAATAACCTATATCAAGACTTTCTACCCCAGAAAGCTCTCTTCTCTGACTGGCAGCAGCGTTTGATCGTCCTATAAAAAAGTGGCAATCGTAATTTAATGTTGTGTCATACATTATGCTTTAACTTGTCTTAAAGATCCTCCTAAACGCTTTTCATCATCAATGACTTGTTTTACCACATCTCTTATTCTTCCTGCAAGATTTGTATTTTCTTCATCTGCATTTCCATTTTCACTAGATGTCCCATCTGAATTGACAGTAATGTTAATTACAGTTTCTCCTCGGTTGTCAGAAACAGAAATTAATTCATCAAGTTTGTTTATAACCGCTCCACTACCTCCAGATCCTCCTCCAGAATTCATTGATGATAAAGTCCCCCTACCTATTCTTTGAGTAGCTGCCGCATTCATAACAAATTCTCCTCCTGATAACATGGCAGGGACAGTATCTACTCCTGCTGCATAAGGTATAGAACCACCTGTAGCAGATTTTTTCGGTTCTTTGCCTCCTCCACTGAATAGACTATCTAAACCAAAAGCTACACCAAAAGATAGTATAGAACCAAGCAATCCTTTGTTAGCTTGCTTCTCTTGTTCTCTCATTTGTTTTTCTTTATTTACCTGTTGCACATATAATCCAAATGCTGATCTTTTGCTTGCTTGCTCTTGTGCAAACTGTGGGCTGTTCCTACGTCCAAACATTGTAAGGGCTGCGCTTTGAGGCTCTAAAGCAACAGATGCAAAACCAGCACCTCCTGATACAGTATCAAAAGCTCCAGTTGTAAAAGCTTGAGTTGCAAAATCTAAAAGATTTTTCTTACCCTTCATCGCTCCCTGTCCATAACTTCCTGGAGTAAATAAACCTCCCTTATTCATCATGGGTATTTGCCCTTGGTTTAAAGCCGCCATGAAACCCGCGCCGTATTTTTCAACAGCCCCTTTTCTCATCACAAACTCTCCACCAGTCAAAAGAGCTGGAACATCATCTCTAGTTCCAGATCCTCCAGTAACTGGACCTCCAGAGTTTCTACCCAAAAATCCTAAAATACCACCCAAAAACCCTCCTCCTCCAGAAGCTCCTTGGCCTTGACCCATAATACTATTGACAGCTCTTTGCATATAAGCTTGCGACAAAGTATTAAAGAAATCCGCAGCCGCACTTCTCAATAAACCTCCCAAACTTTCCCCTTTAGCAATAGCATCCGTCATAGCTCTTCCTATGTTTTGGGCAAATTGAGCTGACGCATCTATAATTTGTCCTGAAAATTCTTCCGATTCTTTTAAGATTCTTACTGTTTCTGTATCCCCTGCTCTAAGAGCTTGACCCATTTTAATTCTATTGCCCTCTCTTATACCTAGTTTAGCTCTTTCTGCTGGATCTGTAGCTAAAGCTAAATCTATAGCTCCTTGGTTTGCTCCTCTTATCATTCCAGTACCCATATTGTCTAATATTTGAGGTATGCTAAGTTGGAAAAAACCTGCTGCTTTTTCATTTGCTTTAGCATTTTCTATAGTCGCGGCTGACTGTCTTTCAAGAGCGGTTTCCTGCTCTTTCATGGCTGTAAGTTGGTCTTCAAATTGGGCTTTTAGT